CCATCAAGCGGAGCTGACTATGGATCGCGCCTACGCCATCGGCTTTGAATACATTGATGACACTGTTGCCCATACCGGACGGTTCTGGGAAATCTACGCATTGGCTGATGCGGTGATCAATACCGCCACCATTGAAAACCAGACCGGCAATACCTTTAGCGCAGTGCCGCTGAAGGCTGGCGACAGCATCAATGGTGTGTTCACAAGCATCACGCTAACCAGCGGCAAAGTTGTTGCTTACAAGATCTGATCATGAATTACGCAGGCGTCTGGGGAATTGATTACGCCAAAGGCGCTGAATTCATTGATGATACTGACACGCATACTGGCCGCTGGTGTGCAATTCAATTCACTAGCAACGCTCAGGTGGATTCAATTTCATCTAATTGGGTCAATGGTGGCCTAAGCGGTCATCAATTTGACAAGGGCACAATTGTTTACGGGGTATTTACTAGCATTAAACTATCCAGCGGCCATTGCGCGGCCTACAGACTCTGATGACACTTGCCGGACCGCTACGAAAGGTTGCATCAAAGCTGATGAGTCGCTTTGGCGGCAGTGCAACAATCCGCCGTGTCACTACTGGCGCCTACAACCCCACTACTGGCACTGCCAGTAAAGCCATCACCGATGCAATGGTGCGCGGCGTGCTGGAAGATGTCAGCCTGCGTGAGGTGAATGATCTTGTACAAGCAAACGACAAGCGATTGCTGATTGCTGCAGCTGATATTGTTTTTGCACCAACAACAGCAGAAGAGGTAATTATTGAAAACATCACCTACCAAGTGGTGCAGGTTAATACGATCGAACAGGACAACACCGCTATTACTTATGAATTGATCTTGAGGGCATAATGACACGTCAAATCCGGCTGTCGCAAATGGGTGATTACTGCAATCAGCAACTTGAGCAGTTGCTGCGTGTTGCGGTACTTGAAACTGATGCAAGGCTTAAGCAAGCCAGTCCAGTCGATACGGGGCGATTTCGTGTTAGCTGGCAGGTAGGAGAGAATGCGGCAGGCTCTTACGACGGCGGACCGCAACAAGAGCCTTCCAATGCGGATCGCTCAAAAACATCTCCGCCAGGCGGATTAATCGTGCCATTGCGCAGGATGAACTACCAGCAAGAAAAGCTCGGTAATATCTACAGCGTGCACAACAACTTGCCATATGCCGAAAAGCTCGCTAATGGCAGCAGTAAGCAGGCACCAGATAAAGGTTGGGTGCAAGGCGTCGCAAAGGACATCCAGCAATTTGTGCGCGTCAACGCTGATCGCATCGGGAGGGAATCATGAGCAGCACCTACAACGACATCCGTGCGGCAATTGAAGGCCGCATCGCCATTGAAATGGCACTGGCACCGTCATACCCTGTCAGCTATCAAAACGTACCGTTCACACCACCCAACAATGCACCATGGGTGCAAGCATCAATTCGTTTTGGCGACAATAATTACGCCACACTACTTGGTCCTAGCACTGGCTTTAACCGCCAAACCGGAACGCTGGTTTTGAATGTATTTACACCACAAGGCCAAGGTGCAGCAGCTAATTACACCATTGCTGAACGCTTGAAAGATTTATTTGATCGCGTCAAGCTGAGCAGCATTATTTTTGACGCAGCTTCTGGCCCTACGCAGGTGACACCAGCATCACCGGAGCCTTACTTCCAAACTCAAGTAACAATTACATTTGAAGCGTATCTAGACTGACACTAGCCACTACCGTTCAACATGGCTGTTACTGTTTTGTCCGGTACGTCCGGCGCCCTCTACTACAAGCCCGCTGGCACCACTGGCACCTTTGGTGAAGCTGGTGTGAATGCTGGAAGCGATACCATCACGGTTCAGACTTATCTGAATTTCAAGGCTGGTGATCCTGTTAAGTTTCGCGTGGTGAACTCCCAAACGGGCGGTTCTGGCACCGGCACGCTGCCTTCGCCCATTGATGCTTCCACCACTTATTACGTGCTGTCTTACACCGCTTCCAGTGGCGCACTGACGGTTTCGACTGCCGCCGGTGGCACTATCCTTGCCATCACTGATGATGGCACTGCTGTTGCACCTAATGAGTTTGAGGTGTATTACGCCGACTATGCAGCAGTCGGTCAGGTGCAGTCATGGTCATTTGAAATCAGCCGTGCTGAAATTGATGTCACCACCATTGGTCAGACTGCTGGACAGTATGCGCCTTTCCGCGCTTACATTCCTGGCTTTGCCGATGGTTCTGGTAGCGCCACGGTGTATGTGACCAATGAGGATGCAGCGCTTTCTAACCGCATGGTGGAAGACGTGTTGCAACGTCAGCAAGTGGGTTGTGCTTTTAAACTTTATATCGACAAAGGCGCCAGTGAAACGCTGAGCCGCAGTATCTCCATGAATGCTGTGCTGCTGACTGCCAGCTTGAACATCAATCCTGATGACGCCCAACAGGTTGAAATCACCTTCCGCCCCACCAATGCCCCGACGTTTGACTTCAGCACTTCTGCCTGATACGCTCTAGGCGGAATGTTTAGCCCCGGTTGCACCGGGGCTTTTTACTGTCTAAACTACGTCAGTCTTTAGTGGCACCTATGGCCAATAATGCTCTTGCGCGGCTGAAAAAAGCAGCCAACCTGCAACCGATTAAGCGTGTTGTCAAGTTGTCGGATGGCAGTAATTTTGAGTTTTATGTTACGCCGTTGACCATGGCGGAACGCGAGCGGGCGCAAAAAATGCCTGGCGGCGATAATGCCAATGGCCTTGGTATCAATTTGCTGATTACCAAAGCAATGGATGATGCAGGCCAGCGGTTGTTTCAAGCTGGTGAAATTGCTGAATTGAAAAATGAAGTGCTTGATTCGGATCTGCAATCATTGATGCTTGCGGTGATCATGGAAGATCAGGAGGAACAAGAAATTGACATGAAAAGCACTGAAAAATGAACTAAAAAAGGATAGCCTTTTAATGCTGCAACTTGGTGTTGCCAAGGAACTTGGTTATACGCTGATCAGGTTGCAGCAGGAAATCACGTTTGAGGAGTTATTGCTTTGGAGCTGTTATTTTGAGATATTAAATGAAGAGCAAGAAAAGGCGTTAAAGCGTCGTCGCTAGAATTGCTGTAACAGGAGGCTGGCATCGTGTCTGTCGTCGCTAATGTTGCGATCAATGTTGACAGCCGCGATGCCGTCAGCAAGTTACGGCAAGTTGAAGCGCAGGCAGGCCGCACAGAAAAAGCATTTGGCGCTATTACTGCTGTTGCAGGCAAACTTGCCGTTGCATTTGCCGCGCTAGAAGCAGGTCGATTTATCATTGCCAAAACATCCGAATTAGAAAGCCAAACAAAAAGCCTTGAGGTATTAACTGGTAGCGCCGAAAAGGCAACAAAAATTATCCAAGAGTTGCAGCAACTTGGTGCAGTAACGCCATTCACCAGCACTGAACTAATTGATGCAGCCAAGCGTCTTAATGCATTTGGCGTTGAAGCGGAAAATGTTGTTGAAACCACGCGGCGCCTAGCTGATGTCAGTGGCGCCACTGGCGCTGAACTGCAAGGACTGGTAACGGCTTATGGCCAAGTGCAAGCCAAAGGTCGCTTGCAAGGCGAAGAACTGCTGCAGTTTCAAGAACGTGGAGTTGCTTTACAAAAAGAACTCCAAAAAATGTATGGCCTTTCGGGCAAAGAATTACAAGATGCATTAAGCAAAGGCCGGATTAGCGCAGAAGCGGTTGAGGTTGCAATTGTTCGTCTTACAAATACCGGCGGTAAATACGCCAATGGCGCAATTGCGCAAAGCGAAACGCTTGCTGGCAAGTTCAGCACCTTGACCGATGGCGTTGAAATGCTTGCTAAGCGCATTGGCCAAGTGCTTACACCAGCATTAAAAGGAGTGCTTGATTTAGCCAATCAAGCAATTAATGCGATTAATAATGCACTGGCTGGCCCTGATCTTAAAAAAGCAAATGACAGACTGTTTAACATCAATGCAAGAATAAAAGAGTTAAGACAATCAATTGCTGCTGGCGAAAAAGCTGGAATTGGCACAGCCGCTGGACCGCAGATCTTAGGCGTTGATGGACAAGTTTTGGGCGGTGGTGTGCCGGCACTCCCTGGGTTGAAATTTGAATTGCAGCAACTGCAAAAAGAAGCCAAGCAATTGCAGGATCGCATTAATGAATTGCGGTCAACGCAAAAACCAAAAGCGCAACAAACGCCAGCAACACCAGAGTTATTGCCTGGCACCCAGCCAAAACCACGCCGCAAGTCGCTTGATGAATTGATTGGTGGTGACATCAAACGCAGGCTTGACGCGCGAGAAGCATTAAATGAATTGCAGACAGCTCAACGCATGGGCGGTGCTGGCACTGAGCAAGCCAAGCGCATGGTTGAGTTTATTGGCAAATATCGCTCTATTGCCAATCAGATTCTTGCCATTAATGAAACCATTGCTGTGGTAGAAGCAAAGCGGAATGTATTGCAAGCTAATGGCGAAAATGTAAACGAAAAATTACGCAATCTAAACGCAGAAAGGCTTAATCTTGCATCAGATTTAAATGTACAACTGCAAACACAATACAACCAAGCAACAGAAGCTGAAAGCGAGCGCCTTAAGGCAGTTGATGAACTACTGAGCAAATCACAAACAGAACTAAACCTAGCGCGTGAAAAAGATCCGCTCAAGCGCGCTGAATTGCAGATTGATCAGCAACTTAAGTCAGATGCAATTACAAAGCTGAACCTCACCGATGAGCAGCTAAAACGCTTGCGTGAAATATTGATGACTACCGAAAAAATTAAAAACGAAAATAATCAAAACGAGGCAATTCTAGACAGCATGGCAAGTGGTGTCGCCAATGCTTTTTCTTCTGCTCTTGATGCGGTTACTGATCGCACTAAATCTCTTGGCGAAGCATTGGGTGATATCGGCCAACAGTTACTTGCAACAATTGGCAAGATGCTCATCGTGTATTCAATTGGCCAAGCACTTGGTGCATTGAGTGGTGGTGATACAAAAGGTGTATTTGGTTTTCTCGCCAAGGGTTTCGGCTTTCAGCCTGCAAAAGACGGTGCGTATTGGCCTGGCGGCTTCCAAGCCTTCGCCAATGGCGGCATGGTTACAAAACCGACGCTTGGTCTTATTGGTGAAGGTGGCGAACCAGAATTTGTCATCCCGCAGTCCAAAATGCGTGGCGCCATGCAGCGTTATGCCGCTGGTGCAAGGGGTAGCGCCGTCATTCCCGAGGGACGCGATGCCGGTGGCGCTGGTGCAGCTCCAGTTGCAGCAACTGCCGGTGCGATCGACGTGCGCTACACCGTGGAAAGGATCAACTCGGTGGATTACGTCACCGCCGATCAGTTCCAGCGCGGTATGGCAATGGCAGCACAGCAAGGCGCCAGCCAAGGCGAACGCCGCGCACTGGCACAACTGCGCCAAAACACATCAACCCGTAGGAGCATCGGACTGTGAGTAGTGCATTTGGATACGTTCAGTTTTTGACACTTCGCAATCGAGCGAATACAACTCGATTTGAATTTCAGAACTTTCGCATTGATGCTGATCTTGACTACACCTCACCTCTTACTGGCTTGACCCGATTGTTTGGTTTTATGCCATTCGCGTTTAGTGGAATTACAGTAACAAAATCTGGCGATAATCAGCCGGCAACACTTGCATTTCCTAATAACGACCTTAGCCGTGGTTGGGCTGAGCAGGCTGTAACCGAACAGTGGATTGCTACTGTACGCACGGGTATCTTCACTGACCCTGCAAATACGGCTGGTTATGTTGAGCTAAATAGATATGTAGCACAGATAACATCCGGCACATGGGACGAAACGGCATTGACACTAATCCTTAGTTCCGTGCTAGACGCGGTTGGTGCGGATACGCCACGTAAGCGCATCACACAACAGCTTGTTGGAACTTTGCCCGTCACAGCACGCGTGAGGCTGAATTGATTGAAGCCCTGCTTGGCAAGTCTTACGAGCTAGGAGCCGATGGATCTGGCCCTTCTATTGACTGCATTCATCTATGTATTGCTGTTCTTGATGACTTGGACATTAAACGCCCGCCAGTAAACCAAGCTTGGTACAGCATGTCACGGCTTGGGATTGTCCGCGAACTGCTTCGCTGGGGTAATCGGATTGATAAACCGCTTTATGATGGTGATATCATCCTCTTTTCAAAAGAGGCCCACGCATTCGGTGTGACATGGCAGCAGGGCGCTTTGTATATCAACGACCTTTCCAAGGTAGTGCAATGGTGCCCCCTGCACTTGATCGGCTCATCCCGTTACTTCCGTGGGAAAGACAGCTAGCTGCTGCGCTAGAGATCAATGAAGAGGAGTATTGCGCTTTTGTCCGCGAAGTACAACGTAAGCCGTGGGCACGTCCTGCGGAATATGCCCATATTGTTGATGTAAGAAACGACCCCGGCACTCTTGCAGTCATATCACTTGTTATTGGTATTGCTTCATCGGCAGCATCATATCTTTTAACGCCAAAACCTAAGGCACCTGAAGCTCGTGAATCAAGGGCCTCATCTCTTGACCTTGCTTCTGTTTCAGGAAGGCAGCGTTATGCGCCTTCATTCGGATTTGACTCATTCCAAGATTTAGCTCAATACGGCGCTGCAGTACCCATTGTTTTTACTCGTCGTGATGCAGCGGTCGGCAGCGGCGGACTACTGATTTCGCCCCCATTGATTTGGTCGCGCGTCACATCTTGGGGTGCATTTCAAGTAGCGCAAATCATGCTGCTAGCCGGACAAGGGCCAATGCAGCGTCCAGATTTAGCGGGAATTTTCCTTGGCAATAATGCTCTTGATGCCATTTACGATAGCTCTTTTCAGCTTTATTGGGCAGGCGGGTTTGGAGCAGACAGTCGCCTTCGCGGTAATACGTTAAGAGCTGGCACATTATCCACGCCTCCTCTACCAGCAGCTACAGAAGAAGCTTTTACGGCACCTTCTCTTAATGCCAATGCTGATACGGCATTTTGCGGAAGTTTTTCTCCGCAGAATCAGACTTTATTTGGCGTGTTTAATGGCATTCCAAACGGCACGCCATTTAGGCCGAACTGGGAAGTAGTCAGCATCGTTGATGAAGCATCCGGCAGCGCAAAAAGCCAGGCAATTACTAATCAAGGAAAGTTCATTGACGAAGCACAGGCTTCCGAGCATCCCTTTGGCGGCACTCGTGGCCCGTCGACAAATGCGGGAATGCCAGGCACCGGAAGGAATTATTCCACGCATATTGGCTTGATTTCCCACAATGGCTATTCCATCGCCAATCCAAGAAACCTAACCAATCCATTTGGTTATCGCACCTGGAGCGACGCAGTTACCGAAGAGCGCACAGTAAACATTGGGGACACAATTCAGCTTCGCATTAGCAATGCTCGTCAAAGCATTAGCCCGATTCCTCGCAATTCAGTTGATAGCACTCCAGTTGACTTAACCGATGTCCGCAGCTCAGTTGAAAGCTCGTTGCAGCAGTATGACGAGCTGATGAATATCGGCGCAACGTTTATGATCGGTCGCAGCACTTGGCGCGTAATTGCAAGGCGGGGTGGCCCTTATGACACGATCACCCCAGAGGAAGTAACGATTACTTTGCAGTGCATGGAGACATGGAGTAGAAACAATAACGTTGTTGGCCTTGTCGCTCAAGCTGTTGTAGACGAGCAGAATTGGATACCTTTTCCTGCTGATGTACGCGAGACTTGGTATCCATTACTCCGCTACAACATCGGCCAGATCACGAACAATCGAGACTGCGATGTAACTGAAATTGGCATCAAGAGCCAAGTATGGACAAGATTCAATGGCATAACTAATTTCAATACTGTACCCAATCCGTCAACTCTTGCTGACTTAAATCGTCGAAGCGTTACCGTTCGCGAAGGCAAAAATCAGTCGTATGGAATGAGAACCAGCTTTTTTGCGATGGACATACGGCCGGCCAACAATGAAGCTATCCGTTCTCGTCCAAATCAAGGCTGGGAAACCTCACCATTTTTCTTTGCCATTACTGGCTCAACGCCACAGGACATTTTTACCTTTATCCGCGTTAGGCACCCACGTCGGGGACAGTTTGAATATCGTTTTCGCCCACTGCCTTCAACCGTTTTTGCAGAACAAGGCGCAACAAGTGTCTTTCAATTAAACGGTACTACACCGTATCAAGAATGGCAGTGGGCAAATAACTCAATGGGTACTTTCACAATTGGTGGCCGTGGACGCTTTATTGATGCCGCTGATCTTCCTAGGCTGTATACCCATTCTCAGATGGTTGCGCGACCAGACGCCTTGGGTACGTTACGAACTGGTGAATTCAGGGATACTGGAGAACCACAGAACCTTGGCTTTACCAATGTAACCCTGGCAGCGAGGGCAACTGCTTCCGCTTCTGATCCTGCTGACTACCAACGCATTAGTAATATCATCTGGGAGCAGCTTGGTCGGACCGATCCAGCCAACGATTCACAAAATCAACCCGTTGGATTTAGGCGTACATACAGTAATTGGGAATACAGCCAAGGTGGTAAATCCATCAGGATGGAACTCACCTTAGAAGTCTTTTCTGCTCCAAACTTACTTGGCGGTGCACGCAATAGATTCTGGCGAATCGTTGGCACTCGCGTGATTAGCTCTTCAGGATTCTGGTCTCCTGGTGAGACATTTGGCAAACGCGCCCGTGATGTTGAAGGCAACCAATACAGCTTTAATTACATCGTCAACACAACTAGACAGGAATGGTTTCAGTTCCAAACACCAGTTGCCAGTACGCGCGTGTGGGAGCAATTTAGCGCCATTGCAGAAGTATCTCACTATGGCGATTTAATCACACGTAGCTGCGATCAAGGCCCGGAACACGAAGTGGTATATGTAAATGAAAGCCTGTCGGAGACCGTTGCTCCTCCATACAACAACTGCGCGATATTTGGCTTAAAGGTACAAGCAAGTAATTCCTTTAATGCACTCGATCAGCTTCGCGTATATCTGAGCAATGGCATTGAAGTTGAAAGGCTTAATGAGCCAACGCCCGGTCCGTCCAACTTGTTGACCGATCTGCTGTGGTACATGATGACCAATAGGGATACGGGTTTGGGGGAGATTATTGACTCATCTCTGATTGACAGAGCACAGCTAGAGCGCTGTGGAACGTACTTGCGGGCAAATCGTTTGTTCTTTGATGATGCCATAACGGAACCCGTCAATCTTCGTAGCTGGCTCGCAGAAAAGGCTCCTTCTGTCTTGTGTTATGTCGCAATTAGAAATGGTCAGCTGTCCTTAAATCCAGCGCTACCGCAAAACGCAGATGGAACCATCAGCAATACAGTAACAGTGCCAATTAGTGCAATGTTTACTGATGGCAACATTCTTGAAGGCAGCTTTGCACTGGAGTGGCTAGGACAAGAAGAGCGCCAAATGTTCCAAGCTGCGATCACTTATAACACATCTTCTGTTAATCAATTCCCTGAGCGGCGGACCATAGTAGTTCGCTACGACGACACGGCCTTGCCGGGAAGTTCAACGCTGCCTTTAGAGCAGTTTGATCTGTCACATGTTACACATCTCGGGCACGCACAAATGGCGGCACGCTATTTTCTTGCGGTACGCAGGTATATAACACATAGTGTGACATTCAAAACGCTGCCATACGGGCTGTCGCTTTCCCCTGGCGATTGGATCCGTGTTGCCGTTGAAATGTCACCGTATCGCCCAACAAACAATGGAATCGTTAGGCCTGATGGGTCGATTGTTTCAACGTCTAGATTGGCAGATGGCAATTATGATGTATGGAGCTGGGCGCGAGGGCAAACACAGGTGACACAGCAACAGCTCCAAGTGACTGGTAATGTTGCCCAGAATCTTCGCAATAGCTTGTTCAGCCTGCGAGGTGCTAATTTTAACGCTCGCCAAGTCTATCAAGTAGAAGCGATTGATCTAGATAATGACGGCATTGCAACAGTAAAGGCCAGCAATTTTCCTGTTGATGCTACGGGCCGCAGTGTTATCGCCCAAGATGTCCTTAACGCTTCTGCCTTTGTGACACTATGACCTTCCCAAATATCACCCCCACTGGCAGATCATTCAGTGCCGGTGACTTTCCTATAAAGACGTTCCGCACTAATAACGGTAAAGATACGCGCATATTGTATGGGGATCGGCGGACCGACAGATCAATAGATCTCACTTACGAAAACATCACGGATGCTTTGGCTTACGAGTTTTTTGATGACTACGACCAGAAAACAGGCACGTTTCGGGAAATTCCAGCCGGTGAACTGGCTCCTGTTTTTAATGGATGGGCTCATACCACGCGTCTTCAAATTTCTGGTGGCAATGCGATTCAATGGCGCTATGCTGAACCACCTCAAATTCGCTCAGTCGGCGTTGGGCGAAGCACTGTTACAGTTAGATTGACTGGAGTGGTCTGATGGCTGAAAAAGTATATACCGGCCGGGACGGCAGTTTAATTATTAGAACGGCTGCTGGCGACGATACGCTTGCAAAAGTTCAGAACTGGAGTATTGACGCGCAAGTTGAAATGCTGGAGACTACATCTCTTGCCGAAAATAGCCGTACTTATGTACCGGGTCTTAAAAGTTATTCAGGTAGCTGCACACTTCTTTACTACCAAGACGCTGTAAACACCAGGGCATCAGTGCGATTACTAGATCGAATCATTAGAACGGGTGGTGTGCAACCAACTGATACTCTAACGCTTGTTTTACGCTTTTTTGATAACACAACAAATGCTAATAGAGATATAGAATTTACGTGCTATATAAATAGCGCACAACTTGGTGCGTCAGTGGGCGAGATTTCAACTGCGCAGATTAGCTTTACTGTTAACGGCGACATCACCAGTCAGACGCTCTAATGGCTGTTTACCTGGGTTACTACGGTCTTGTTGAGCTGCAGCGTAATGGCGGCGCAAGCGAAATATTTACAACGACTGTGAATCAAGCGGATGTAAACGCAGCCGCTAGGCGGTTTACGTTTGATGACACCAACACGCGTTTGATTACAGGAGATCGTGTCACGATAACAACCGCCGGTATTAATGCCGGCAGTAATTTAGATTTTATTGCGGCCAGCGGTTGGGGCAACAATATAGTTCAATCATCGTGGAGCGGTTGGGTTAGTGTTGATGATATTGGCGGAATACGCCTTTTTAATACATTTGAGGCTGCGTTAGCAGGAGAGCCGGCATCGGCTGTAACACTTGTTGCTATTAATAGGGATATTCAAATAACTGTTGACCCTACATCAAACACATGGCGACAACTGGCCCAAGTAACTGATTACGAACTAAACACCAATGTTGAAACAGCAGATACAAGTGGCCTTGGTGATGAATTTCGCAGCAATGTAGATACGCTGAAAACAGGTAGCGGTCGCCTCAACTGTCTGTGGGATTACACCAATGTTGACGGTGAAATTCCTTATTACCTGCAGCAGTTAGCCATTCGTACCGAAATTGGCCAAGAGTTTAGAGCACGTTTATATCTAAAAGCACCTAACACACAAGGATCAACGGCAACATTTGATGACTTGGTTTGGTATGACGTAACGGCAATTGTTACGGCTAGTGGCGTCCAATTTGACACTGAAAATGTTGTTCGTATTGGTATTGATTTTGTAACAACTGGTGCAATTCAGCTCTTGGCGCGGACCGTGCCACGTGGTGTTGTTAGCCTTCAAGGTGGCGGCGGTGCCATCGCACTACAACCTGCATCGGGTGGCGGTGCGTTATCTCTTACCAGTCCAGCTACGCCAGCACTCCCGGCGCCGCCAACACCATTTCTCATTACGCTTAGCACTTCGCTGTCGGGCACAATTGGCGACATCTACAAAGTCGCAAATCAGCCCGGATCCCCCGCTACTGCTACCAATACAAGCCCAGATCTGTCATGGAGCACCAGTGGCACTCCGTCCGGCACAATCAGCACGTGGCGACTTCGCTGCTACGACAGAAGTGGTAACGGCTCACAACCGGATCCGCAAGGCGGCCCACCGTGGTGGATTCATTGGAGTGTGGATGCAATTCCGGCCGCAACAACTTCAATCGCACAAAACGGCACATGGCCTGCTGGTGCAATCGTCAACAACAACGATTGGATTATTGCAGCAGGTCTTACAGCCAGCGCTGATATCCAACGTGCTAATGGCTGGGGAGGCCCGCTGCCGAATGGCCACTTGTACGAGTTTTACGTGGAAGCCTACGATAGTGCTGGTAGTGTTTTAGGTCGGAGCAATACCGTAAGCTTGACTTCTATTAGCCCCTAGACTGTCTTCATCGGGCACCAGTAAGCATGGCTGACAAGCAGATAACCGACCTGACGTTACTGGCTGGCGTCGATCTGGCTTCAACAGATTTGTTACTGGTTGTTGATGTCAGCGCCAGTGAAGACAAAAAGATTGAAGCCGGCAGTTTGGCGTCACGCGTACTGGCACTTGCAGCAGGAAGCAGTATTCCAGTTGGAAGTATTGCATTTACTGCTCAAAGTGTCGATGGTTCAGCGCTAATCAATGGCAGTGTCGTTACAGATAAATTAGATACCGGAGCGGTTACAGCAGTTAAGCTGTCCGATGATAGTGGTTGTGTTGTAGCCACGACGCTACCTGCTAGCGGTGATTTTCGTGGCCAGCTCGCTTTTACTTCGGGCGACTTTTTGTATGTATGGGGTGGCAGTAGTTGGGTTGAGGTAAAAGCACCTGGATCTATCAATGAGGTGCTCGGAAATGGCACCGGCAATATTGTCAATATTACTGTTTCTACTACAAGTAGCGGCGTAGCATTAGACGTTAATTTAGATAACACGACAGCAGGCAGCCAATTTTTGGCTGGTCCCGTCGGTACTGGCGGTGCAGTGGCATACCGCACGATCAGTGGCGATGATCTGCCGACTGCCAGTGATACAGCAAAAGGTGCTGTTACTGTCGATGGCGAAGGCCTAAGACTTGATGGAACCAAGATTGAAATTGACAATGATATTGCTGCTGGCACTAGCTATAGCCTTGTTACTTATGACACCAAAGGCCTTGTAACCGATGGGCGTGCAATTACAAGCGGCGATTTACCTGTAGCGAGTGCTGGCAGCATCGGTGGTGTCTATCCCGGCACCGGACTCGCTGTTGATGCAAATGGTCAGCTATCACATAGCAACACAACAACACCTGGCACGTACACAAAAATTGAAATTGATGGCGAAGGACACGTTATAACGGGTACGTCACTGGTCGCAGCGGATATTCCTGGAATCCCAGCAGAACGCCTTAATTCAGGCACGCTGTCGATCGACCGCATCGGCACCAACGCAATCACTGGTGCCAAGCTGGGTAATGCTTCGACGGTGAAGTTCGGCGGTGCAGGCAGCACCACAGGCGTGGTCACATTTCCGACGCCGGAGTTTGCCGGGCAATACTTCTGGGATGCGAGCAATAATGACCTCTACCTCTATGACGGCAACACCTGGCAGGCTGTCACGATCACCAGCGGTGAGCTGGTGTTTGGCGGCACTTACTCCGCTGATACCAACCTCGTTGATTCGATCACCACAGCCGGCGGCGCTGCTGGCCTGACGGTTGGCGGCGCCCTGCCTGCCGCGAGCGACACCAACTCCCGCTACTACGTGGTGGTTTCCGAGAGCGGCACAGGTGCGAGCCCAGCTCCAGTCGAGTCTTTGGCCCCGCCCGACATGCTGCTGTCGAACGGCAGCACATGGGAGCTGATCGACGTATCGAACGCCATTGCGGGCCAGACGGCTGGAAACATTAGTTTTACGCCTTACGGCAATCTTGCCGCAAACAACGTCCAGACCGCACTGCAGGAGCTGGACGACGAAAAGGTAGCCAAAGCCGGTGACACGATCACTGGTGAGCTGCTAATCGGCACTACTGGTTCACTCAAGTTTGAAGGCGCCACCGCTAACGCCTACGAAACAGAGATCGCTGTCACTGATCCAACGCTGGATCGCACCGTCACCATCCCTGATCAAAGCGGTAATTTCCTGATCTCGGGCAACGCTTCTATTGTTGATGCAGACATCAGCGCCAGTGCCGCGATTGCGTTTAGCAAGCTGGCGTCGCTAAGCAGCGGCAATATTCTTGTTGGTAACGGCAGCAACGTCGCAGCTTCTGTTGCTGTTAGCGGTGACATCACGCTCAGCAATGCCGGTGTGGCTGCCATCGCTAGTGGCGTCATTGTTGATGCAGACATCAGCGCCACTGCCGAGATTGCTGTCTCCAAGTTGGCTGATGGTGCAGCTCGTCAGCTTCTGCAGACAGCCGCCAATGGCACGGATGTGGAGTGGACCAGCAATGTTGATGTCCCTGGCACGCTGGATGTCACGGGCATCGGCACATTCGATGCTGCCACTAGGGGTGCCATTAGCACGCTCAGCTATGGCGCCACGGTTACGCCTGACTTCGCAGTCGCCAACCAGTTCACATTGACGCTGACCGGCAATGCGACATTGGCCAATCCCAGCAACCTAACGGCTGGACAAAGTGGTGTGATCTATCTGGTGCAGGATGGCACTGGCAGTAGAACACTCGCGTATGGATCGCAATATGACTTTGAGGGCGGTACGGCACCTACACTTAGCACTGCCGCATCAAGTGTGGATGTGCTGGTGTATTCGGTGAGAAGCAGCACATCTATCGTTTGCCGTCTCTTGAAGGCTTTTAGCTGATGATTCCCGGAAGCGCCAATCCGCTGCTGATGGCAGCAGCCCAAGACACCGGCTACAACGTCTCTAGAAGCCTGCGTTTTAACGCACCGGACTCGGCTTACCTATCCAGAACCCCCGGCTCTGCGGGCAACAGGCGCACCTGGACCCTATCGCTGTGGGCCAAGCGAAGCACTCTCGGCGCCGCTTACAAAATGCTATTTTCTGCTGGTAGCGCAGCAAATGAGTGCTCTTTGCGTTTTACGGACAGCCCAGCAGACGCACTGGAGTTCTATCAATATTCTGGTGGTGGCTTTAACTGGCGGCTTGTAACAACCCAAGTATTTCGCGACCCATCCGCTTGGTATCACATTGTTGCCGTCGTTGACTCTACGCAAGCCACAAGCGCAGAACGGGCAAAGCTATACGTTAACGGCGCCCAAGTCACGACCTTCGGCACAGCATCTTATCCAACTCAAAACTATGATTCGCTGGTCAATTCGACCGTCGAGCACGGTATTGGTCGCGTTTCTGCAGCTCAGTATTTCGATGGCTTGCTGGCTGAGTGTCACTTGATTGACGGGTCTGCCTTGACCCCCAGCAGCTTCGCTGAGACCAACGCCACCACCGGCCAATGGGTGCCCAAGGCCTACACCGGCAGCTATGGAACGAATGGTTTTAAACTCGATTTCTCCAACAATGCGAGTACTACAACGGTCTCGCAAGACAGCTCAGGCAATAACAACCATTGGACCGCAAACAACATCAGCGTCACGGCTGGTGCAGGTAACGATTCCCTCGTAGACACCCCGGTTTCTAGTGGCACGGATACAGGCGCGGGGGGAGAAGTTAAAGGAAACTACTGTACTTTTAACCCATTAGACAACGGCAGTGCCGTGCTAACTAATGGAAATCTGGATTGGGATTCTATTGGCAACCAGGGCACACGCAGCACTTTCTTTGTCTCGTCTGGGAAATGGTACTGGGAGATCACTTACAACCAATCAAATCTTATTGGTGAGCATGGTGTTGCAACTCGTGAAACACAAGCCCTGACTGGCGGATTGGCGTTCCCTGGAGCCATAGCAACAAGCTGGGGTTTTTCAAATAGCTCTGGCAATAAATCAAACAATGCGTCATTCACAAACATCACTGGAGCAGGTGCCCAGAACGATGTTGTGATGGTTGCGCTTGATATGGATAATGGAAAAATCTGGTGGGGAAGAAACGGCACTTGGCTGGGGTCCGGCAACCCGGCAACAGGAGCCAACGCAGCATTTTCTAATCTTGCCAATAACACGGTCGCCCCAATGGCTGGCGTTGGCGGCGCTGATGCAGGAGCAGTCTCATATAACTTCGGTGCTCGTAGTTGGGCTTATGCAGCCCCCAGCGGCTTCAAAGCCCTCTGCACCGCAAACCTTTCGGCAGGTACTATTACTACCAGCGGCAGCTTTACTGGCAATGCAAATGCGGATGGCCCATTTGTCTGGCTTAATGGCGTTCCTTCTGCAATGACCATCAATGGCAATGCTGTCACTTTTGGCACAGATGCCGACAAACTAGCCAATGGCTTTAAAGTTCGTACTAACAGCATCAGCTATAACACAAGCGGCAGCAATACTTACTCAATAACCACTACGGGTGACAAGTTCAATGTTGCCCGCGCCCAATCCAATCCTTGAGGACACATGGCCACCTATCAACTTTCGGATGGACGCACCGTGTCCACAGACATGCCGTTCACTCTCAACGGTATTCAATACCCCAGTAACTGGCTAACACTATCTTCGCCTGAAGACCGCAAAGAGCTTGGCATCGAAGGTCCACTGCCAGAACCCGCTTGGTATGACCAGCGGTGGGCATGGGGCTATGACGGCCAAGGCAAACTTATTTGGAAGGATCATGCACCACTTGTGGTGGAATATGTAGGCCATGTACGCCGTAATGCCAACGCAATCTTGGTGAACTCCGACTGGCTCGTTGTTCGTGAAGTGGACAACGGCATCCCCGTACCGAGCGAATGGCGCACCTGGCGTGAAGCAATTCGACTAGCGGCCGGAAGCAAGATCTACGAAATCGAACACACTGCTGATACACCAGCATTGGCGGCCTACATTACTGGTCCCGATTACCCGGCATGGCCCAGTGATCCTTCCGTTCCTACTGAGCCTGCTTCTTCTGATGGGATGGGCTTTACTGGCAATGTCGTCTCTTCAGGATTCTGATGGCCGTTAAATCCAAAACTGCATTGGGGCGTGTTGAACACAAGTCCGGCCGCCCCAAAACCACCTCAATCGGCAGTGGCACAAATAGCCGACCACGGCGAAAAGGCAAAAAGGCGTATCGAGGGCAAGGTCGCTAAACTTCTAACAAAGCCCCAGCTAATCCCCGTGGCAGATAACGAATCAGTCTCCCACGGGGACATTTACCACAAGCTCGGCACAATGGAAGGCAAGATCGAATCGGTCTTGCTTCAGCTAGCAGAAAAACGTAGCGACGTTAATAATTTATTTACTCGGGTCCGTGAAATCGAAAATAAGATGGCCTGGGGCATGGGGGCAGTAGCCATCGTAAGTGTCATCGTGCCGATGATTATTTCGGCCATCGGTCCCAAGATTCATCTACCTCAGCAGTCTCCGCATGGAATCAGCAGTTATCAGCAAAACTGACATCGGCGGTGGCTACACCATCGAGCAACTGCAAGACCACGCTGGTGCGCTGTACTACCGCGTGTGTCATCGCGGGGTTTGCAGGTACTGCGAGGATGAATACTATGCCCATATGTACGCCGCCCAGATGGGATGGAGTCCTCAATGAGCCCTGAAACCATTGCGATTATTGCGATCATTGTTGCTGCTGGCAGCGAGCTGATTGCCTTGACCCCGCTTAAGTCCAACAGCTGGCTGCAGCTTCTGCTTCAAGCCCTGCGGATGATCTTCCCCAAAAAGCGCTGAGCCATGGCTAATACCAGCCCGATCACACTCGATCAACTGTTCCGGTACTACAAAGCGTTGCCGCACCAGCAGGCTGCTATCCAGCTACTGGAGCAAGACCTAGCGCTGAATGGCTATGCCGCAGCAATGCGCCGCGATCGGGCGTGGTTTGAAACATGGAGTCAAAACGGCAAGCAGACGGATCTTTCCGCTGGCCTGAAATTGATCAAACAATTTGAAGGTTGCCATCTTGAGGCATATCCAGATCCATTAAGTGGCGGTGAGCCGTGGACAATTGGTTATGGAACCACGCGCTATCAAGACGGCCGCAAGGTAGAACGCGGCGACAAGATCAATGCCGTTGAAGCCGACATGCTTTTGCGGCAAGAGGTGGATCGGATTGCCGAGAAGCTGCGCACCACCGTGCCATTCTGGCAGGCGATGAGCGATCAGCAGCAGTCGGCGCTGGTGAGCTTCGCCTACAACCTCGGCGCAGGCTTCTACGGCGCCAACGGGTTTGAGACAATCAGCGCCAGGCTGCGCGAAAAGGACTGGGCAAAGGTGCCCGATGCGCTGCTGCTCTACCGCAATCCTGGCACCAACGTCGAAGCTGGCCTGAAGCGCCGCCGTGAAGCGGAGGGTGGCCTTTGGTTACAGGGGTTGGGGCTACCAGCACCGCAGCAGCAAACGGCGAAACTGAGTCCCACCAGCCCATTCACCGCGCGGATGACTCCACACATCCGCCTAGGTGAGTTTGCGCTTGATCAAGAGGTGCGGCGTTTCAAGCATCAATATCAAGTTGATACCGCTGCCGAGTTGGCGGCATTTCTTGAACGTGTACGGCGTAATTTTGGCAACAAGCCAATTGTTATTACTTCTGGTTATCGACCACCAGCGGTGAATGCATCAGTTGGCGGCGCATCTGGTTCTGAACACCTATATGACGCAGTTGGTGTTGGCGCAGTTGATTTTTACATTGATGGCACCGACATTAATGCCGTGCAATTATTTTGTGATAAGTATTGGAACTATTCCGTTGGCTATGGCGCACAAAAAGGGTTTGTGCATCTAGGGATACGACAAGGACGCCCAAGGGTACGTTGGGATTACTGACATGAATCCACTAGAGCGCTCCCTTGAATCTGAACTAAGCGAAGAGGGCAATGCTCGGTGGTTGCGCGAATGTCATCAAAACAATGATATTAATGGGCTGCTTGAGGCAGCCCTTTTGCTTAATTTGCTATATCACCAAGAACGCACTAAGGTTCGATGGGCAATTCGTGAAGCTGCTGAGAATTTGCATATTGCAACGCAAGACCGGTATAGGTAGCGTGCCATGGATGGGCTGGATCATGACGACCATCTTGGTCATACCAAGTTTCAAGTTGTTGCTGTCGGATTTGATCTGCTGCTAGTGCTTCGTTGATCATCGATACAGTGAGGAAGGTGCAGGCCGATGCTTGGATCACCAAATTGATGGCGCAAAGCTGATCACGAAGCGAACAGCAAAGCATCAATTTAGGCAATCAATTTTCGATGCATGGCAGCATCGGTGTGCATATTGTAAAAGCCATGCTGACACATTGGACCATATCAGGCCGCGACATCGCGGTGGTGCAACGGTGATTGCAAATCTTGTGCCAGCTTGCCAGCGATGCAATCGGAACAAAGGAAGTGAAGAATGGACGGAATGGTTTAGGCAGCAAATCACATGGTCCGCTTTTCGTGAGGCTGATATTCGCCAATGGATGTCAACATACGCAACCGAAGGATCGCGCGACGCGATAGTTCTTGAAGGCGAAATTTGCTGATGCCCATTTGCTTTTCAAGTTCAGCCCAGCTGATTGGATTTGCGGCATGACGTGCATATAGCACTTGCTTGGCGTTTTCATCGACGTATTTATCTAACAAGGAAGAAATTAAAGCTATTTCAGCTTCGGATATTTCATCGTCATCAACGCTTGCTGGATCGGCAATCATGTCGATTAGGCAAACATCATCATTGCCGTTTGGCGTTGAATTAAGGCTAGTAACGTTATAGCTGTGCTGGATCATATTACATATTTGATCTACGGTTATTTCCATTGCTTCTGCAAGTTCAGCAAGCCGTGGTTCGCGTCCCAGTTCGTGCGCTAATTGCGTGCGCATCCTAGTTAACTTTGCAAGCTGATCATGTAAGTTAACTGGCAGCCTGATCATTGCATCAGCTTGCGACAAGGCGCGTGTTATTGCCTGTTTAATCCACCAATAGGCATAAGTTGAAAACTTATAGCCACGTGTGTGATCAAACAATTCAACTGCACGCGCAAGGCCAATATTGCCTTCTTGGATCAAGTCCATCAGCTCAAGGCTATGACGCCTGCGGCGTTCATATTTCTTGGCAACATGAACCACCAACTGCAGATTGCTGTTGATAAATGTCTGCCGTGCGCGTTCACCGCTGCGAACAATACGGCGTTCATCAATGGTTAGTTCACGATCCAACGCCCGCAGCTCTTGCATACGGGCGATACGACGCGCCAGTTGGATTTCTTGGTCAGCCGTCAGCAATGGATGCCGTGCAATGGCATTGAGGTAATCATTGATCGAACTCATTTGCCTTAGATGCGCGCGGGCCTAGGTCTGCGTTGTAATGGCCCACCACGGCATAGCTGGTTTGTGGCGGTGCACTCATCCGAAAAAATACCATCTGACCGATTTTTAAGCCAGGCCAAATAGGAAGGCTTTGCAATTGACGAGCATTTTTTAGCTCAAGCGTCAGGGTGCTGCCATTCCAACCTGGATCTGCATAACCGGCATGGAGGTTTTCATAACCTTCACGTGCACGACTGGATTTAAGAAAAAACAAGCCAGCAATGCTTTCTGGCATGTTAAAAACCTCAATGGTGTCAGCAAGGATGAACTGCCCTGGCACCAATGGATATGGATGATCTTTGGTGTAGTTACTGATATCAAGCGGAATCATGGCATGTGATTCCACTGATTCCAGCATGATGATATTGCCAAGTCGCAGATCAATGCTGGCTGGGTTGATCAGCTCTGGATCATGGTTTTGCACCATGCCGTGATCAACAATCAGTTGTTTGATTTCAGAGTCGGAAAGAATCATTGGGTTTGATTTCGGTGTGTGTCCAGTGAATGTAATGATTTGGGATGTCCTTTTCTGTGTATTGCGCCGTATACCAGCGGTGATCACAGTCAAGGCATTGCCGCCGACGAAAAATTATATCCTCATGCTGCTTTGTGACTATTACCTTGGTTTTGCGGCTTTTGCATTTGTTGCATTGATGGGTCATTGATGAATTCAAACCGCAAACCACAAGCAGGTCGTTGTTCGCGGATGCCAAGGCTAATGGCTTGATACGTCATATGCGTTGCACGCGCTGCAGCAGAAAGGGATGGATATATTTCATTTGTTGTGATGCAGCGGACAGGGCGAGCAGTTGCCTCTAGCCCAACGGGGCGATTTGGAAAGTTGTCGCAGATGTAATCTGCAATGTCTTCTGTTTCAAATAGTTGGACAAGATTAGACCATTTCAAGCCGCCAAATAAATGTGGATGCTGCATCGCCCAACGCATCAATTCACGTCGCTTGATGTAGTAATAACCCCTGATTTTGCGGCGTGGTAAATCAGGGTATCTAATCATCCAACCTTGCACAGTGGTTTCTTTGATTTCAAGGATTTTTGCGATGCCGCCAGTAGTGATTGATTCACCAACAGCAGCAAGCGATAGGCCCATCACATTTGCTTTGACAAAAATTGCCTTTGCCGAACGTTGTGGATAGCCATTTTCCTTGGCCCATTGGTTGAAAGTTCTCACCAGTTGACACCTGGGAAGATCACCGGCTGCTTCATGCAAGCGGTTCATTTCTGCATCAGTCCATTTTGCTGCCATGGTTCATGTAAGATTGCGCAGTACCACCTAAGGCGTGGTGCGGGGTCTGCCGTGGTCGGCGGCAGTGAGGTTGGCACCTCGTGCGGACCAATCACCGACCAACTATTTCCGCTACGATGGCGGTTCCATAGATTTCCTATGGATATGGCCGTTGGTGGGTCGGCAGCGGTGAGGCTGGTTAGGCGCGTGAGCCACAGCCACCGACCCAGTTTTTCACCGGTTTATAGCTCAGCCATATTTAGGGCTGACAGCTAATTTCTCCTAATTTGCGCCTAATTAGGAGTTGCCCCAGCGGGCGAGAACGGCGCGGGCAAACTCAACTTCGTCTTGAACCATGCAAGTGAAGCCGTCACCCACATCGACAAGAAAGTCTCCTTCCAGCGCCAGCTTGTAGATTTCATCGCCACTCGGACCCTCCGGCTGGGGCTCGGCCAGGGCGGCGCGGGCGCGGTCTTTGAGAGCCTGCTGATAGTCGTCATGGGTGGCGTGTTCAAGCTCGCTCAACAGCCGTGACGAAGTTGTTTGCCGCCAGCAATCCAGCCAGTTTCGTCAGCCCACTTACAACAGGCATCCAGTTCCTGATCAGCGCCCCAACGGGCGGCTTGGGTGGCTAGAAGATCTGGATCCCACGGGTAACCGTCTTGGCACAGCCACTCGCCTACCAGCTCAGGCGGCGGGGTGATCGGGTGTTCAGTGCTCATGGGTGGCTGATGGCAACAGTGGCAACGCCGTCCAGCGGCACGCCCAGACGGTAGGCAGCGCCGGCGCTCAGGTCGATGCTGTTGCAGTCACACCGATCCGTCACGCGAACGGTGATGGTGCGTCCCTTGTGGCTGACGCGCACTGGTGTGTTGCAAGGCAGCCATGGATGCGCTGCGGACACACCCCAGTGCTGATAGGTCTGGCCGCAATAGGTGGTGCGACCGTGATACCAGCTGTCATACACGGTGGCCGTTACCGGCCGTGCCGCCGCTGCACTAGGCAGCAGCAGCAGCAAGCACAGGTAACGCAACATCAGAACACTGGCTCTTCAGTTGCAGCGCCACCATTGGCGCGTGGCATGAACTCAAACCGCTGGATGCTCAGCACATGCTTGCTGCGCTTATCACCAGTGGTTTTATCGTTCCATTCCTGACGCCGCACGGCGCCAGTAACAAATACGCTGTCACCTTTTTTGAGGCGATCTGTAATCAATTCAGCGGATTTGCCCCATGCTTCGCAATCAATTGCGTTGTTGATCCAATTACCGTCTTTGTCCTTTCCTTCTTGGATGCCACCTGCAAAGTTGACAACCATCGTGCCACTATCAAAAGTGCGCAGTTGAGGCTCGCTGATGATGCGAACAATACCAGATGCGTAAAGGCTCATGGGTTTAAAGGAGTGATGTTGTTGGCCTCTTCAAAGGCCAGGACTTCAGCAAGGGGATAGCGAATGCGTGGTGTGCCAGCAGGCAACGCAATACGTGGCATGGTGATGTATTTAGGGCCAATACCACGTGCGCGTTGGTTTTTGATCGCTGCTGGCTTCAAGCCCCAACGCTCTGCTAGTTGTTCTGTCGTCAGATACGGTTCAATCATCAGCAAATGGATCCGTTGTTGGTGCCGCAAAATCAGATTCACGTGCAATAGCAAGTTCCAGCAAGATGCTGTATTGCTCATCGCTTAGGTCTGCCTTGCGGGCTTCCATGCGATCAATGACATCTTTCAGCTTGTCCAAGGTGTCAGCTTTGGCAATGGCAGCCTTGCCAGCTTGGAAGATTTTGGCATCACCCTTTGCCGGTGGTGCGGTGCTGACCGTAACAGGCTCTACATCTGCCTGTTGCATTTCTTCGGCGCCATAGACACCACTAAGATCTGCAGGAAATGCCTTACGTAGTGCTAATGCCTCAGAGCATTTGGCGATCATTGCAGCACCCATCTTGGACCACAATCCTTGCCCAGCGTTGTAGTCGGCATAGCGTGCAACACCAACAAATGGATGCTGACTGCCTTTGCGGTGAATGATGGTTTTGGCCGCGGCAGGTGGCTTGTTGCCAAGCCACACATCTTTCCAATCGCCGTCTTCACCACACCAGTAGGTTTCGCTGCCATCAAGCTGGCCGGTGCGTTCTGCAATGGCACGCAAACCATCAATACCAGCTTGGATGGTCATCTTGCCACCGCGTTTGATGGCATAGATCTGTTTGCTGAACGGATCTAGCCCAGTGCGTTGACAAGCATAGGCAAACAGTCGCAGCTCATCATTACTGCAGCCTGGTGCAATCGTGGTGCTGATCAGTTGAGTTTGCTCTGGTGTCCAAAGCGTTAATGCAGTGCGCATGATTCAAAAGTCATCAGATGTAAAGGCGCCATCAGTGCGTAATGCCCAAGATGGCAAGGCAAGCGTTTGGCAATCATCGCCGTAGCCAGGCCATTCTTTAGTGGCTTGGCAATCAGCAATGACACGTATATCACGCTGCCGGAGCTGTTCGCCAGCAGCCAAGGCCGCAGCATCCAGCTCATACACCGCAACCGCATAGGGTGCAGTTTTTTCGACGGCGATAAACACAAAACGCTCAGCGCCGTGAAGGCCAGCGAGGTAATGGCTGGCTTGCACATGGTAGCGGAAGGTTGCCACGGATTTGGCGAACCCAGCCGGGCTGGCATCTGTCGTGGTTTTGAGGTCAACCACGGTGGTTTGGTGATACCAATCTGGGCGGCATTTGCAACGCAGACCAGTGGTGCTGTCAGTCCACCAAAATGATTGTTCAGCTTTGCCTTGCGCAAGCAATGCAGACGCTGCTGGATGCTGCTGTACTGCAGCCCTCATGCTCATCGCCATTGCCATATCAGCAGCAGTGACCACCTCAATGCCTTCTGCTGCCATCTGCTCGGCCTGCTCTTTCCCCGCTTTGGTGTTGCGTGGTGCGCAAATGCCATAGCGTTGCAGCAGCTCATCAGGTTCCAGTACTGCGCAATGCACCAATGAACCAAGACGCATCGCAGCAGTGGGTTCTACCGGCTGCCGTTGTGGGTCGAGGTAGCGACTCCAGTAGTGATAGGGACTGCGTGCAACAGCATGTAGATGACTGGCGCTGATTGCTGGATCTGCGTGATAGTCAGAGTTGCTGATCATGAACCCTCAAGTAGTTGTTTGTGAAAGCGACTAGCGGGGCCATAGGTGGCTGCTAGTTCTGGAAATGCATCAAGGATGCGTTTTTGATTGTTGGGGTCTGCCTTAGTGCCAGCAGCACCAAGCGCTTGGT